TAAATTAAAGGATTGCATGTTTTATGTTGATCCAGTTACGGGAGATAAGAGAGAAATTCCATATAACTGGGATGAGAAAAAATATAAGAAGTTTGCAGATGAGTTTGGTTTATACATAATTAAAAAACAAATTAAAAAAGTCCGTTGGACGGTGACCGCGGACACTGTAGTATTATTCGACGATTGGTCTCCTTATACTTCTTTTACGTTGGTTCCTTATTTTCCATATTGGAGGAGAGGTAAACCTTTTGGTATGGTAAGAAATCTTTTATCACCACAAGAACAATTAAATAAAATTTCATCACAAGAATTACACATAGTTAACACTACAGCCAACAGCGGTTGGATTGTAGAATCGGGTTCGCTGACTGGGATGACAGCGGATGATCTAGAAGAACACGGTGCGGAAACTGGGTTGGTACTCGAATATAATCGAGGTTCCACTCCCCCTGGAAAAATACCTCCGAATCAGATTCCCACCGGTCTAGACAGAATCAGCCAAAAAGCTGCACTCAACATTAAAACTATAAGTGGTATTTCTGACGCTATGTTGGGTACGGATGGCGCTGAAGTTTCTGGTATTGCGATTCAAGCAAAACAGAATCGCGGCGTGTTGATGATCCAAGTACCGCTTGATAATCTAAGAAAAACAAGGTACTACTTAGCAGAAAAAGTTTTAGAGTTAGTACAACATTACTACACAGAAGAAAGAATCATTCAAATCACAGATGAAAATGATCCTATGAAACCAAGTGTTCCTTTGGTAGTTAACCAAGTTACACCCGAAGGTAAAATTGTTAATGATTTAACTTTGGGGGAATATGAAGTAATTATTAGCACTATGCCTTCCAGAGATACTTTTGAAGATACCCAGTTTGCACAAGCTATAGAACTTAGAAAAGTTGGAGTCCCTATTCCAGATGACCTTATTGTTGAATACTCACAGCTACAACGCAAAGGTGAAATTGCACAACGTATTAGAGCTATGCAAGGAACTAATCCTCCAACAGAAGCTGAACTTCAAGTACAACAATTCCAGGCTGAAGCAGCTATTGCTCAAACACAACTCGAAATTGCAAAACTTGAAGCAGAAGTTTCAAGACTACAATCTGAAGCTCAGCTTAATATGGCTATAGCTCAAGGTGAAGTTACAGAGCCACAAGTTAAAGTGGCTGAGCTACAAAGTAAACTTCAAATGAAGAGAGAGGAACTTGATTTAAGGGAGCGACTTTCTGGCATGACAAATGATGTTAGAAGGGAGCAAAGTGAAACCACTGCGGCTGCAAAAATTGCAACCGCTGCCATGAAACCCAGACCTACAGGAGGTAATTAAGTATGGCTAAGAAAGAAGAAAATAATGTAAATGAATTGGTTATGGACAGAATGCCAGGGGCAGATGCCATATCCGAAGAAGATGTAAAACCATTTGAAGTTGATTTAAATTTTGAAGACGAACCCAAGGAGGAAGAAGTAAATGAAAAAGTCTCAGAAGAAACTAACTCTCTTCCAAAGGAAGAAGTTGTTGAAGAAGAAGTTGAACAGCAAGGAGAAGAGGAAGAATCTTCAGAGCCAGAAACTAATAGCAAAGAAAGCGTGGATGGAGAGGGCGAAGGAACTCCACAACCAAATCTTCAGTCAATTGAAGGAAGCAATGAGGACTTTACCCAAGAAGTAAATTCACAAAAACCCCCCATGGTGCCAAAATCTAGATTAGATGAGGTGCTAGCAAAACAAAAAGCTTTACAAAAACAGCTAGATGAAATAAACAAAGCTAAACAACAGCAGGTAGAAAACGCCCCTGAGTATGATTTTGCTTCAAAAGAAGCAGAATATCAGCAGTTAGTGCTTGATGGAGAGTCTGAAAGGGCCGTGAATCTTAGAAATGAAATAAGAAACGCTGAAAAAGAACAGTTTATGTTTGAAGTTCAGCAAAAAATGGGTCAAACAGTGCAACAAAGTCAGGAAATGACGGCTTTACAAGCAAAAGCAGCTGAAATTGAGGCTAAATACTCTGTTTTAAATGAAAATAGTGCTGATTTTAATGTTGATTTACAAACTGAGGTCATCGAATTGCGTAATGCGTTTATGACTCAGGGCTACTCGCCTGCAGACGCGTTAGAAAAAGCTACAAATTATACTTTAGCTGCTAAACAACCGGGTTTATTTAATCCAGCACCTGTAAAACCAGTACAAAAAGTTGATACAGAGGTACAAAATAAACAAAAAGTAGCAAATATAAGTAAAAAATTACAAGCTGCTGACTCTCAACCCCCTCAAATGAAGGGTGAAGGTGCGAGAGGAGAGAAAAAAGTAGATTTACTTAAATTATCTGAAGATGAATTTGCTGCTTTGCCGGAAGAAACCCTACGAAGATTACGTGGTGACTTTGGTACATAGTTGGTATAACATATAAGTTCGCACGCTAAAGCGATATTTAGCACGGGTCGTTCCGTTAACAGACGTTTTCGCCTGTCATGGCGTAAATCTGGCAGATGTCGTGATCGTTAAAACACGAAAACGTGTCCCAACGATAAAGGGTATACGGGTAAATTAGTCGGCCCACAATAGAAAAGCGACTGGTTAGTTAATTTTTAATTTAATTTTGGAGGACGCCACAAATGGCTAATACAAACTTCTCATCACTGACCAGTGAACAGCTTACTATCTGGTCTCGTGATTTTTGGCGTGTTGCTAGGAATATGTCCTTCATTAACCAATTCGCGGGTAGCGGACCTAACGCTATGGTTCAGAGAATATCTGAGCTTACTCAATCAGAAAAGGGAGCAAGAGCTGTATTAACACTTCTTGCCGACATGTCTGGTGACGGTATTGTTGGGGACAACACTCTTGAAGGTAATGAAGAAACATTAAGAGCCTACGACATCGTCGTACAATTGGATCAATTAAGATTCGCTAATAGACTTGCTGGTAGATTAGCTGATCAAAAATCCGTTGTAAACTTTCGTGAGCACTCAAGAGACGCTCTTGCGTATGCAATGGCTGATCGTATCGACCAATTAGCGTTTTTAACGCTTTCTGGTATTAACTACACACTTAAAAACAGTGGTGCATTAAGACCTGTCCTATCTTCTGGACAGAACCTTGGTGACCTTGCGTTTGGAAGTGATGTAACAGCACCAACTTCTAACAGACATAGAAGATGGGATGCAACTTCAGGATTAGTAGCTGGTGATGTAACTGCTGTAGCAGCTGCAGATACCATTACTTATGAATGTATCGTTGCTCTAAAAGCTTATGCTAAAGATAATTACATCAGAGGCGTAAGAGGTGCTGGTGGAGAAGAGGTTTATCACCTTTTTGTATCTCCACAAGTAATGGCCGACCTTAAACTTGACTCAGATTTTCTTGCTAACGTAAGAAACGCTGGCGTAAGAGGACCAAGCAACTCATTGTTCTCAGGTTCTTCAAGCTTAATGGTTGATGGAGTTATGATCCACGAGTTTAGACATGTGTTTAACACAGCTAACGCTCTTACTGGAACATCTTCAAATGCCGGTTCTGCTGGATATAAGTGGGGCGCTGATGCTAACATCAACGGTTCTGCTGCTTTATTCTGTGGAGCACAAGCCCTTGCTATGGCTGATATTGGTCTTCCTGAAATTGTTGAAGATACCTTCGACTATGGAAACCAAAATGGTATCTCCATTGGTAAGATTTTTGGTCTTAAAAAGCCTAAGTTCAACAGTGACTATAATGGTTCAACTGAAGACTTCGGTGTTATTAGACTGGATGTTGCATACTAAGTATGTTTTTTTGGGTGGTTCAATTTCGAGCCACCCAGCTTTTATTAGGAGAAAAAAGTGAAAATAGTTTCAGATACTGATAAATATATCTCAACAACTTGGGGCGCTTCTATTAGACTAGAAGCAGGAGTTCCAAAAAATGTTGGAGATGATATTGGGTTGGTTTGCTTACAAGAAGGTTGTAAAAGAGTAGAAGAAATAAAAGATAAAAAACCAAGCGAGCCTATTAATAAAATCGAGGTTGAAATTACGGAAGAAGTAGAACCTATAGTTGAAAAAGTGGTAAAAAAGAAAACTACAAAAAAAAGTAAATAATTATGGGAACATTAACTGGCGCAAATTTAATTGATCGTATTCAAGATACTTTACAAGACACTACAAGTGTACGTTGGCCTGAAGCAGAACTTCTTAGGTATATTAATGATGCTCAAAGGGAGATAGTTAATTTTAAACCAGAGGCTTCTGCTACTCATGCTAATGTAACTTTGGCTACAGGAACGGAACAATCGTTGCCTTCCGGCGGACTGCGTCTTATTAAAGTGACTAGAAATATGTCAGGTGCAGCCTCAGATGCTACTGGTAAAAGAGCAATACGAATTGTAGATGTAGATATTTTGGATTCTCAAGAACCCGATTGGCATGACCCAACTGTAACTGGCGATGCTGCGCATGGTACAAATGTAAAGCACTATGCTTTTGATCCAGATGATCCTAAAAAGTTTTATGTATATCCTGGTATATCTGGGAGTGCATACATAGAAATTGTTTATTCTGGGTCTCCTACTGATTTAAGTGCCACGTCTGATCCAATCAGCTTGGATGATATTTATGCAAATGCCATTATAGATTTTGTTTTATATAAAGCCTATTTAAAAGATGCAGAGTTTGCAGGAAATCAACAAAGAGCTGGTACACATTATCAATTGTTTACTGCAAGTTTGAGTGGTGGTGGTCAAGCTCAAATTACAATTAACCCAAACTCTGACCGTTTGGCAACTACAAATATACCACCCCAAATTCCAGGAGTTTAATAGGTGGCAGCATTTAGCACATTAATAAGAGAAATTTTACCATATGTGCCAAACTGTCCTGATACTCTTGTATTATCTAATTTAAGATCAGCGACCATTGAACTTTGTGAAAGATCCAAAGCATATGTGTATGATCTTGATCCAATTACCACTATAAGTGGTGTTTACGAATACGAGTTTGATCAACCAACCGGTACAGATGTACATTCTATTTTATGGATGACTTACGATGGTGATGATTTAGACCCTATAAGTCCAAGAAGCTTAGAGTTAAACTACCCCGATTGGAGAAACAAAACAGCTTTACCTCAAGTGTACCTACAAAAAAGCCCAAACCTATTTTGGGTTGTACCTGTTCCAAATAGTGCAGTTACAAACGGATTGCAGTTGAGTGTAGCTTTAAAACCTACAAGAACCTCCAATAATATTGATACCGATTTTTCAAATGACTATAGAGATGGGATTATTTATGGTGCGTTATATAGATTACTACGTATTCCCGCAAGAGATTGGAGTGACCCGAGGGCTGCCTCAGATTACTTAGCTTTATTTAACCAGGAAGTGGCACAAGCCGAACAAAGAGCTAGATCCGGCGATCTTGGCGTTAGAAGATTAGTTAAATACCGAGGAGTAGGATTATCTCCGCGTAAAAGGTATAAGAGATATGGTTCAGAGATTGACTATTAATGGAATTTCTATTGAACAAATTCCAAATACTGAGCTAAAGTATTCTTTTATAAAGATAGAACCACATCTTCAAAAGATTAGAGAAAAAAGTTACTCTGATTGGATAATACCTGACATTTATTTTTCCCTAAGAGAGGGTAAGTCAACTTTGTATATGTTTTACAAAGAAGACGTGTATATAGGGTTTGTTATAACACAATTTATAACAGATCCAAGTGGAGAAGGAACTCTTTTTGTTTGGGCAAGTTATCAAAAACCAGAGTATAATTATATAAAAGTTGGATTTGACTTTTTAGAAAAGCTTGCAGACTCTCTAGGAGCAGTTGCAATTGAATTTGAGACTAGCCGAAAAGGCTGGCAAAAAACCGCTAAAAAGTTTAATTATGAATTAGTAACCTATACTTTTAGAAAAGAGTTATGAGCAGAAGAAAAGTTAAAAAAGGTAGATTTTTAGACAAGCCAGAAGCTGAAAGGCAGATGGAAGTTAAATTAAATCAGCAAGTTTCTGACTTGGAAAATGTTTTAACTACAAGACTTAAACAAAGGCAAGAACAAGAAGCTATTGAACGAACTGGCACTGCTCAGGGTATTTTAGCAGCAGATAGAGAGTCTCGTTTAGCAGGAGTTACTGATTATGGTATTGCTAAAAACGTAGCAACTACGGCTCAGCTTGTTTCAAACGCTGTTGCAGACGCTACTACTGGAAGAAGGCTGGCTGCAATTGATGAAGCTAAAGGAGATATTCAGTTAGCAGGCGAACTCTCTGATGTACAAAGAACTAAAGAGGGATACGAATTAGGTAAAGTAAAACAAGAAGCTCAAGTAGCTCTTGGATCAGCTATTGCCGAAGAAAGGGGAGATGCTGCAAAGCAAGGAGCTTTATATAGTACCCTCCTTGGTGGTATAAAGGGGTATATGTCTAAAGAGCCAGAGTATGGGGTTAATTTTGATCCAAGTACACAAGAAATAAGTATAGACAAACTTGGTATGAACTTTACTGGACAGCCAGGGCAAACAGGCTCGGGGTTGGGTATTGTTCAATACGCTCCAAAAAGTGTAAAGGATTTAGATGTAACTTTTGGTGGCGGTTTAGCTTTCGGTGGATCAAAATCAAATTTAAGTAGGGTATAACTCATGGCAAGATTAGCAAGTATGATAAATGGAGAGCCCGAACCAACTACTATGGATCCAACTACTCCAAACCCCTATGAACAAAATGTTACTAGTTATACGCCCGCTCTTTTTGAGGCATTAAATACTCAAGTAGACACTGTTGCAGAAACAACAGCAGATGCAGAAAAAGCAAGGGTCGCAGCTGAACAAAGAGCTGCACGAGAAAGAAGTCGCTATAATGTACAGTTAACTCCTGCAGAACAAGTAGAAGCTTCGAGATTAGGCCAGATACAAGGCGTAGCAAGCGTAGCTGGAGCGCGTACTCAAGCTATTAGAAGTGATGAAGCAATTAATAGAGGGCTTAGTTCTAGTGCTTTAAGTATTTTAAGCCAAAATTTTGCAACCGCTTTGTCTAATGCTTTAGGCTTAAGTCAGTTAGATGTTTCAAGAAAAAACGCTTTAGCAAACGCACAAGCTAATTCAAGATCTCAACATTATGGCTTTCTTGGTGGAATAGGAAACCTCGTTGGAAGTTTTATTGGGAGTAAACTTTAATGGCAAGTAATTTAGTAAATTTATCACAATTTAAAAGTAATAACCCTTTACAAACTTATACGGCGGCACAACAGTATATTGAGGGAGACGCTAAAAAGGTTAGAGCTGCTATAGGTAAAAATGAAAATGAATTTAACTATAATTTACAGCAGCCTTGGGAAAGTTTTAAACAAGCTTATCCAGAAACTACGTTTCAAGATGCTGAAGAGTATCAAACTTTTAAAGACAACTATGATCCAAATAAACCCATGTGGGGTGATTTTTTAAAAGCATATGGGCAGACAGAAGCAATAAAAATCTTAAACCGCACAGGTATTTCTCCTATGTGGTTAGGAGCAGATGCTAATGAAGTGCGAGAATTTGATTTAAATACTGCAAAATGGAACCCAGAGATTAATGAGTTTGAGGTTTTTGCTAGGGTCGCAGATAAACAAAATAATAGAAGTTTTACCGCCCCTATCACTCGGTTTGGAAAAAAAGTAAAAGACCTTTTTACTGGAGGAGGAAAAGAAGCCGTTGAGCAAGAAGCGATTGATTCTTTACCTATTTCAGCTTTTGAGAATATGTACCAAGGAGCAAAATATGCTACGGGTAGGTACTTGGAAGATACCGGTATGGAATACCTTGCTGGTAATCCTAAAGCAAAAGAGCTTGAACAATTAAATTTTTTTGATACAAGTGCACCGGCACGTGGTGAAAGAGAAGATTGGTTATTTTCTCTTGGGACTGAATTAATAACAGATTTAAGTGGGGTGCAACAAACCCCAAGTCCTACTGATGCACCACAAACCCCTTCAACAGAAACTGTTACCCCTACCTCACAACTTTCTCCTGAAGATTTAGCTAAAGTACAATACAGTGGACGCGGCTCTTTACCACGACGTCAAGATATGTCTGAGGGTTTAAAAAATTATATTTACCCCGGAACCGGCGCCCCTTTTGGAATGAACCAAGAAGAATTTGAATCTGATAAGTATTCAGATGCACAAAGAAGTCTTATGGTTGAAAGTGCAAAAAAACTTTCGGCTAAAAATATTCAAGAAGCTATCGCATTTAGTTTAGACCCGTATTTTGGACCCATTGATGATATTAAAGCTACGTATGGAAAACGTTCTGTAGAAGAAAGTGAAACCCGAAAAAATACAAAAGAAGCTTATACTAATGTTTTAACGGAGAAAGTTTTAACAGACGCGTTTACTATTAACCCAAAAAAATTCCAAGAGTTTCAAGCAGATCCGGTTGCCTTTGCAAACAAGTATAAAAATAATATAAGTGCTTTAAAAGGCACCCCCGTTTCCCCTAAACAAAGCACAGAAATATCAGAAGGAAGCCCATTTAAATTAAACGAAAAAGATTTAACGGGTCTTAATGATGCAATAAAAAATAATAATCTATCAGCTTTCACATCTATCTTAAATACACTTACAAAAGATAAGGATGTGCCCGAAGCTCAGCAACAAAAAATAGTCAAGTTTTTAGGGCAAGCAAATAATTTTGTTAGAACAGGAAACCAAAGAAAACTAAACCACGCGATTGTGCTAGACATGTGGGCATCTTTAAACCCGCAAGAAAGAAATACTTATGCATCATCGTTAATGCGGTTTGCAGAAACCGGATATTTAACTTTTGAAGGTGTTGAACAAGCGAGAAAAATGTCTGCAGAGCAAAGGGCGGTAGCAGCAGCACAAAAACCAGGCCCCATGTCTGATGTTACAAAAGGATTTCAAGGTTTTATTGACCAGATGGCTTCCCCCGATTTTGATTTTACTACACAAGCGGGTATTGGAGAACAAATACGCGCTTTAAGTAATCAAATTCAAACTGAAAAAGATTTGGTTGCTTTTACAGATGCTGCGGGTGTATATTTAAAACGTTTAGTAGAAGCCGAAGGTCAACCGGGATTTTTTGATGAACTACTTTCTTTCGGGCAGGCTAAAGGCCCCGCCGCCGCTTCTTTTTCCTTAAAACCAGATGTTGTTGCGTTTGATAAGGCTGACAACGTTACTAATGACCCAGCAAAAGCCGCCTACTTTGCTCCTATGGATTCTGGAGGAAAAGCTATTAGAGGTTCAGCCATTACAAAAGATCAAGTTTTAGAAATCGCAGGGGCTCCTGCAATACCTTTACTTATGGCTGTTAGTACTCAAAACATGAAATTTAGAGGTCAGGGGTAAAGTGTGGCAGAAAACCCAAAAGCCCTTGCCACATATTTCGCCCAAGTAGCTGGAGACACCGAAGCTTTAGCACAAGGCGCAGCTCAAATGGAGGAATTTGAGGGAAGAACTGACCTCAGACAACCCTACGGCTTTAAAGAACAATTCTCTGAGTCTGTAAGAGCAGGCGCTCAACAAGTAAAATCCGATGTCGCTACATTTGGCGCCATTGGTAATTACCTTCTTGGTAATGAAGAAGAAGCGCAAAAGAAACTTAACTACGCTAATCGTCTACAAGAAAGTTACGGGGCTATTCTTGAACCCATTGGAAACTTTGAACAATTTTTAGAACAACCCACTTTTGATGGGTTTGTAGATGAAGTTTCTAAGGTAGGTATTGTAGCCCCCCAAGCACTTTTTTCAATTGCTAGTGGTGGTACGGGTTTATTAGTAGGACTTCTAGGAAAAGGAATAGTAACTACGGCGGGTAAATCTGCAGCAAAAAAAATGCTTGTGGACTTACAGAAGAAAAAACTTAATTTTAAAAAAGGTACTGGTCCTGCTTTAACACCCGAAGAAAATGAAATTTTAGAAAGTGTGTATCAAGGGCTTCGTGCTGCAAAGTACACACCCGCAGGTCAAGCAGAAGCGGCGGCAGCTTTACAAGCAGCCAGGGCCTCAAATATTCCTTATGCTCAATTAGGATTCTGGTCTGGTGCTTTTGCACAGGGCGAAGTAGTAGGAGCTTCTCAATCTTTTCAAGAGTATGAAGAAGCTGGATATGAACTAAGTGCAGATGAAGCTAAGATGGCTTTACTTTTAGGTATACCACAAGCAACTTTAGATACTTTAGGAGAGCGTGTATTTTTTGGGGCTATAACTAAAAAACTAACCGGGGACCTTGTATCGGAGCCTACGGTTAAAAGAATTTTAAAGAAGCAAGCGGAGGGAGGTACTTTAAGCAAAGCAGATACCGAACTTTTAAAAAAAGCTGTGGGGGATATACCTGCTGGAGTATTTTTAAAAGACTTAGGTAAAGCTGCGGCTACTGGATTTTTATTAGGTGGTACACAAGAGGGGCTTACTGAACTTGGGCAAGAGGAAATTTTAATACAACAGCGTCAAGCCATTGATCCAAATTATGCAGAAGAAGAAGCTAATTTAAGAAGAGCAGAAGCAGCGTTTCTTGGATTTTTTGCTGGTGCTGGTAGGTCTGCTCCCTCTAATGTTCTTGCTAAGACTATTAATTTAATGGCGACTGGTAGAGAAGTATCTGCCGATTTACAACAACAAATTAAACTTCAAACAGGTATTGGTCTTGATAAAGCTGGGGATACGGTTCAAGAATCTTTAGGAGACCTAAAAGCTCAGTTTAATGCTCTTTTAGACCCTAAAAATGCACGTACTGTTGTTTTTGTTCCTGGAGATCAAACCGAGGCAACTAATTCAATATTAGACTCTTTGTCTGATGAAGAAAAAAGTAATATTGCATATATTCCAACTCAACAAGGAACTATTTTTTATGATACCTCAAATCCTTTAAGTGTCGCAGATGGAGAAAGAATTGCTAAAGAAGGCGCAGCTAGTGAAGAAACCTTAAAAGATATCCTAGGGTTTACTGAAACACAGCTACCTACACATGAGAATGTGGTAGTAGCAAAAGACGCCGATGGCAACATTTTATTTAGGCAAACAGTAAGTAATACTAAAGAAGCAATTGATGCAGCTGTAGCAAACGCACAGCGCCGTAATCCTGGAGCGACTGTTGAAACACAGACTAAAGAAGAAGCTATTGCTGAATCAAAAGCTAAGCTTCAAGATGAAACAGCCGAAGTCCGTAAAGTAGAAGACGAAGATGATTTTGAAACCCTTCAAGCAAGAGCCGAAGGCCTTGAAACAGAGGGAGGTACAGATGAACTAGCTCCTTTAGCTGTTGCAGACGAATATGTACAGGAGCCGGTTAGAAAAGGTTCGGCTCAAACAAAAGATGCTTTTTGGCCTGTACGAAATTTAAGCCAAAAAGGCGAATCTGCAAAAGTAGATTCCAAAGCGCTAGAAGATTTAGATTTATCAGGCAACATCAAACTAAATGAAATACCTAAAAAAGCTGTTCAGCGCATTCAGCAGCTACGCAAAAAATACCCAACCACTAGATTTGTTCTAGAAAAATCTTCAGAAGAATCTTTTACTCAGCCCGGCACCCAAGTACCTGGATTTAAAATACGACAAGAGGGGCCATTAGAACCAGACATAAAAGTTGTTGTAGAAGACGGAATTGCACAAGCGAATGATGCTTTGGGTCAACAATTTCAAGCGGGCAGGGAAACTGCAAACACAGCGTTTACTGTTGGAGACACACTTGCAAGAGGAACTCAATTAACTACAGCGGTCAAAGAAGGGGGGGCTAAGCCATTTACTTTAACTCCAGTTTTGATACAAAGTCTACTAGAAAATAAAGAGCTTATTCCTGACTCAGATCTTACAGATAGCCAAGGAACATTTTTAACTGGCCGACAGAGGTTACAACGTCAATTTGAATTATTATTAGGACAGCTGGCTTTAGCAGAGAAAGAACTTTTTTATAATGGGCAGTCTGTTCTTTTATCTGGTACTCGAAATAATCAAATTTTAGATGCTATTGAAGTACAAGTTTTTAGGGGCGGAAGGCCTATAAAAACTACAAGACTTTATGGTGAGCGTGCTGGATTAGCAACACAAATTACTAATTTTTTAGAGAAACAAAAAGTAACCCTTGATCAAAATAGGCTGGCTACAAGGGGTACTGGTAGAGTTCCATTATCTTCTTTACCCTATTTAGTTGAGGAGCTATCAAAATTAAGTAATACAGAAGCAGTTAAAAAAAATGAAAGAGCCCAACAAACAATAAATTCATTTATTAATCGTGCTAATCGTTTAAATGAAACTGATATACAAAGACAAAATGAAAGGATTGTCGATGCGTTAGAAAAGGCTGGAGTTGAAGAAATTCCAACTCTTTTAGATAGTGCAGTTACTACTCAGGCCCCAGAAGGGTCACAAGGAGTACTTCTTAATAAAGCAGAAAATGAGGCTCGTTACCAAGAAGCTCTTTTAGAAACTGCCGCAGAAAACCAAGTAGAAGTAGGGTTTATAAGTGGGATTGATTTTGATCCCGATTCAGTCAAGCCTGAAGTTGTAGATGAAATAGGAGTCT